AATATCGTAGTAAAAAACAATACTCCGATCATCCGTACACGGCTCTTTTAATTCTTCGAATAACTCAAGTTGCCAAGGTCGGAGGTCGCCATCGACAAGATTTTGTGGCGGGCACAGGAAATCGAGCAGGGACATAAGGCGCGGCTGGTATCGCAACCAGAGTGAAGAATGTTCCAGAGCGATTTCACGCTCAGAGGGTCTTCGACCGTTATCAGAGACGTAGTCGAGTACCCAAGATTTGAAACGATCGAGGTCGGTTCGCTTTCCCTGAGAAACGACAGGGAGGGTTCCACATTCGCTAAAGTCATTTTCTTTTGTGCAATATTCGCGATTTTGCGCTGCAGTGCCTCGCGCGAGCTCGAGGTGGACGCGGTTGCCAAGCGCCTCCTTAACTTGCTGCATGCGTTTTCGCACATCCAGTACCACGTATCCCTGGAGATGGGGCGTTCCAGAAGCTCCTCTTTCTCTTCCGACGACAAGGTACTCACATTGAGACCCGGCTCCCCACTCAATAATGCGGCGGTATTCAGCATCAGTGTAATTATTAAGCGTAAAGCACCAAGCTTTTCCACGCGACATAAAAAGAATGAAGAAGAAGAATGAGGACAGGACCGAAGTGTGCTGGGTAATACTGACCAGCACACCAACTGTCATTTTTCGCCAAAAATGATGATACCATACGGCCGTCCGGCGAGTGTACTCGCTAGGGCAACGTCCCGTTACATTGCGGCGCGCCGCATTCAAAGGGGGTGGAAAGCTAGTAGTGCGTACCTAGCACGTAGAGCTGTATCTGGATTCATCACTAACAGATGGGCGCGCCAAGGGGCCGCTAGACTCATACAGAGAGGCTTCCGCAAATACAAGGCAAGACGATCGAGGGCAGCTAATCAAATTACCGTTGCCCGGGTTAATTCCCCTGCCTATGAGAATCTCAATTCACAGGGCATGACTCTAGGTTTCCTAGATATCGAAACCCTAAACATGCCTCAGCATGGAATAGGGACTGACAAGCGCAAAACTACAACTGTTATGCTTTCAGGCATTAAGTATTGTTGGCAGTTTAGTCACGCTGTTAAGGGATCTGCTTCAGGCGTTTACCCTAATATCCCCTATGCAGTCCATTTTGCCCTAGTTCAAGTTAAAAGCCCTAACCAAGGTGAAGGAGAGTGGGATGAAGAAGGGCTACGAAATTATATTTCATCCAGTTTCTTCCGTCTACAATTAGGTTCAGACGGTGAACAAGCTCAACTAGACCCTGATGGCCGTACAAGAGCTTTTAATAACTACGAAGCCAACAGCCTATTTGACTTTGGCAAGAATTGCCTACCTATCGCCAAGGACAAGCTCAATGTTTTGTTTCATAAAAAATTTACATTGAACCCGCGCTACAGTGTTGGAATTGCTGAGGGTTACGCACGGGCTACGAGGTTTTTCGATGGTTACATCAAAATTAATAAACCTTTCGCCTTCTATGGCATCGATGACAGGTTGGGCAAAAACCCTTTTGTGTTCTGTTCATGGGCAAATACCCTTTTTAGAAGTGACCATCCAACGGCAATTAACACCACCCAAGTGGTCGTTAATTTCGATTACAAAACTAAAGTATATTTTAAAAACATGTAATTAAATAGTTCTAATTACATATCGATCCGCTGTCATCTGGCTCTCTACTGGTGCTTCGTTTGCAAACACTACCACGTGAGGCGTCTGTGCTAGAATTTTCATCCCAGACTGATATTTCGGACTGAAAACAGTACGATCCTTGAGGCTCTCCAATATCTCGTACCGAAGATATTCCATCTGAAGACGAGGAACGTTGATCAAGAAAATATCACATGTTGGATCAATTGCATGGGCCAAATCATCTCTTTTCGCAACACTCAAAAGTTGAACACGACGCTCCAATTTTGAAAAACAATACCGACAAAACCAACTTTTTCCCTTACCACCATCAATATCGTAGTAAAAAACAATACTCCGATCATCCGTACACGGCTCTTTTAATTCTTCGAATAACTCAAGTTGCCAAGGTCGGAGGTCGCCATCGACAAGATTTTGTGGCGGGCACAGGAAA